CTAGCACCAGCACCTCCAGATTTGAGGTTAGCCTCATAGCTAACAACTCCTCCCTGAACCAATAACCCTGCAAAAAGCAGTGGTTGCATTTTATTATCTTCTTTAAATTCTTTACGAGTAGACCTAATTAGTTGTCTTTCTTTTGTTAGGTCATCTAAACCTACACGTTCTACTACTCTAAAAAATTCACCACCTGCTGCATGTTTAAAAGCTCTAATTAAAAATGCTTCAGGAGCTTGTGTAATAGCTGTACTAAACAAAGCAAACGAACTATTACTTCTACGTTGACCTGTTAAATCTCTAAAGCTATTAGGGTATATAGCTATAGTTGGTCTTACTTTTGCACTTGGTAAGTTTTTTAATTCTTCTGATTGTAAGTCTAATGTAGAACTAGGCTTTATATCTTGTGTTAATACTAAGTCTTGATTCTTATTTAATACTGCACAACTAGAAAGTAAAGCTACCAATAGGCAAAGAAATAGTCGTTGTATTACCATCGCTGTCTGTTATTTTTAAAGTTATTATTCCATCGACAACACTATATTCTATTCGGTTGCCCTCTAATTCTAGTACGCCATTATCACTTGGAGTCTCACCAAATAAATTTTCTACTAACTGTCTAGATAATTGTGCATATATTCTAGACTCTAAATTTCTTATAAATCTTGCAAGTGTTGTATTCTCTTTGTCTCTTTCTATTTGGTCTTGAAGTGCCTTAATCTCTGCTTTCAATGCTTCCTTTCTGTTAAACTCTTGGTTCTGGATTGTAAGATAGTGTGATGATGTACCAATACCACTAAAGCTAGGACTTTTAAATTTAAATACTACTTCGTCTGCAAAAAGTTTAGAGTTAGTCCAGAAAGCTAACAACATAAATCCAAATACTAATATCTGTACTATAGAAGCTACAGTAATTTGTTTCATCGGATGTATGTTTACAATTTTTTCTATCCAAGATTCACTTGGAGAAAGATTAACTACTTGTAATATTTTCTTATCGTCTATCTTCATTGTAGTTGCTCTAATACACTTATTATAAATAAAAATATAAAGATACTTATAATAGGTAATTCTAATTTAATCTTTTCTTTTATCATCTCTTTTAGCTTTTGAAATTTTAGCAGTATCAATTAGTTGTGGCACTCCTAGTATAGTTTTAATCATAGTATCTTGTCTTATGATTTCATTATCAAGACTTCTTACTCTGTCTATCAATGCAACAAGTATGCCATGTTGTGTATCTAACTTTACACCTAGTCTCTCTTCTATAGCTGCTATCTGTGCTTCTACTTTTGCATCAACAGTATCTAGCTTTGCTTCCATACCATCAACAATACGTATGACTAACTTATAAATAAACCAACCAAGACCTATTGCTGCTGCTATAGGAAATCCAACTTCTTGAATAAAGACTACTACTTGTTCCATTAGTCTTTAGAAGTGTTAGAAGCTCCAAAGTAAAAAGATATAACAGCACTTGCTAAACCACCAAGATAACCTAGGACAAGGTTTATAAGAGCTTCAGAGTTCTGCTCTGGTGGTTGTAAAGTAACAAGGAATATATATCCTAAGAATCCACCTACTGTAGCTATACCCATAATACGTGCAGTCCAATCTTTACTAAAGTTTTTTCTAGCATCTTGAGCATCTAGTGTTTCTAACTTAAACACATCTACTTCTAACTCTTTCATCTGAACTTCAAAAGCTTGTTCAGCTTTTTTAAGTTCTAGCATTTGTTCAGGGGTAGCTTCTGATACAGCTTTCTCTATAGCTTTAGGTGTATTAGGTACTCCCAATACATCAGCTATCATGTTTGCTGCCATTCCTCCCATTGGTCCACCCAAGGCAGTACCTAATGTAGGTGCAACAGCTCCAACTATGTTCTTTAATACGTTCTTCATTTCAGGCTCCTAATACCATTTTTTGTAATTCAATACTTCTTCTACCTACCTGTTTAAACCAACGACTATCTTCCATTTCAACAGCCATCTTCGCCCAATCATGTTCTCTACAAGCTTTCAACATGTTACGAAACTTTGAAAGTCTTGAACCTCCTAGGTTAAAACACATGTTTACTAACACTCTTTGTATAACTTCTGGTAGCTTTTCAAAGTCTTCCTCGCTACCAAAGACATGTATAGCTTCCTTATAATGCTTTTCAAAGTCATCCTCGTAATACATATCTACAACTTTTTGTGTGACAGGTGTGCCAACTTCCCAGTTATATTCAGGGTCGTTAGGTTGGCAAAGGTGTCCAACTCCTAAAGTTTTATAGCCTAGACTATCCATATAAATTTCTAACACTTCGCCTTCGTGTCTCTTTATTTCAGCTTTGCAAAGTTCTATATCCATTTTATTATTCCTTTTGAAAAACATCTAATCCTAATTCTTTCATCTGATTTTTGTAATACTTTTTAAATTCTTCAGTTTTATAACCACCTTGAGCATATGCTCTAGCTTCTTCTTTAGTTTTGAATGTTTTAAAATTATTATTTTTTATAGCTTCTTTTCTAGCTGTTTCAAAATCATTACCATAATCTTTTAAAGTTCCATCAGATTGTAACTGAACTAAAGGATATACCATATTATCAGAATCAGCCATTCTATGTGTTACTAAGTTTTTATTTTTTTTAAGATAAGGATATTTATTTGGATTTTTTATTCTATCCTCAAATAATGGTGTTGTATTACCTCCATCAGATAAACCTAATCTATCTACTTGCTCAGAGTAAGGTTGTCCTGTAAAAGGGTCAACTCTATCTGCTGGGTTTTCTTTAGTGTATGGTACGTCTTCACCCTCTATTATTCCGCCTTCAACTTTTCTTTTTCTTTGTTCAAATTTTCTTAAGCCTTCAGCACTTAACTTGTCTTCAAGCTCTTGAAGTTTTGCTATGTATAATTCGTATTCAGCATTTAAAGTTATAAGTTCAGATTCAAGTTCTATTATTTTTTTATCTTTTTGTTTTGCAGTTAAGTTACCGTTTTTAACATCTTTTTCTGCTTTTTTTATTTTACTTTGTATATTGCTTCTTTCTCTTAAATAATTTGATTCTCTTACTTTCTTATTAACCCTTGCGTCTTGTGGTCTTACCCTAAAACCAAAACCATAAGCTAGTGCTAAGAAAGGAGTATCTTTAGTTACATATTGAGAACCGGGTATTAATTCACCTACATCCTCACCTGCCTCAACTCTTCTAGCTCTTTGTATTTTTTTCGTAGCAAAAGTTTCTGGTAATCCGGGTATATTAGGTATCTGACCTTTACCGTAATGCTTTAATATTGCTCCAGTGCTTTCTGTATCAACTCCCATATCTTCTAAGTTTTGTCCTGTAAAAGGGTCTACTTTAAAAAATACATTAGATATTAAATCTACATACAAACCACCGGGCTGTAAAGTAGCTGGTAGCCCCGGAAAACCTACAGGACCCTCTCTACCTTCAAAAATATCTCCACCGGGAATCCAACGACTTGCATCAAAATATAAAGCATTACCATTTTTATCGTCTACTGGAAGTCTAATATTTGTATAAGGCATAGCATCCCCGACAATTGGAACACCTCCAAATAATTTTTTATTATAAGAATCTCTAACTGTCAATCTATCTATATCTTCTCCATATTTATCATCAGCTAAATATGTAAAACCTTCGTTCATACCATAACCTAATGCAGCCCATTTAGCAAACTTATGAGGTCTAAGAGCTGCTGATTCAGCTAACAAAGGTATTACTCTATAGGTATAACTTATAAAAGGTACTGCAGTTCTTTTTAATCCTTGTATAAACGGAGCATTAATATCATAATCAATAAACCATTTACGTGCTTCTAAAGCTGCTTCAGACCTTGAAAAACCTTTATCAAGTCTGTCCATATAAACACCCATTCTGAATATTTGGTCTTCAAGTTGATAATATTTTTCCATTTTTTCTGGAGTCCACTTAGCAAAGTTTTTAATACTATCACCTGTTTTACCAAAAACTCCTAAACCAAAACTTTGTTCGTTTTGAATTTTTAATAAACCTTTTTCCACTTCAGTTAAAGAATCTTTTAATTCTCTACTTACTAAATCAACATCAAATATACCATCTATTTTTGCTTGTCTATGTAATGTAGAATTAGGATTTCTCATTTCCTTAATTCCTTTTACAACATAATTAAATTTAGTATCAGCAAAATCTAATAACATTACGTTAGAAGCAGTATTACCTACGTGAGTTGAAGGACTCCAAGCAGTTTTAGTTTTTTTCCAAATTGTTTGTAATCTATCAAATACTTTTAAGTATTCTCTAGCTTTATCAACATTACTAAAACCATACATGTGTTTTATATCTTTAAGAACATCTTTGTCTACATATTTACCGCTAAGTTCACCATACTTTAATTTTTTAGTATCTTTAACTCTACTACTTGGCATAATTTCAAAACGTAATTGTTCGCTTGGAGTTAATGTTTTCCAATCTGCTTCGTCTAATACAAACTTTTTATTCTTAGATAAATCATCAAAGAATCTAGCACTAGCTATATCGTTTGCAAATAATCTTCCTGTTTCTGCTATAGCATATGAAGCATTTTCAACTTCTTCTAAATCTTTTCTTTCTTGTTTTGTATACTGTCTTCTTACTTTAACTTTACCACCTTTTAATTCTTCTAAAATTTCCCAACCTTCTTTCTTCCAATTGTTTTTAGGATTGTTAAAAGCTTTTAAAGTAATAGTTTCAATCTTACCTCTTGGTTTTAATTCATCTCCGATAAGTCTAATTTGTTTACTATTTTCATATGTTGTTTTGTTATCAGACTTTTTAGGTTTTAAATAAGTTCTTTTAATATAAGTATCTATATTTTTCTTAAATACTTTTTCACTTAATAAACCTCTGTCTACTAATTCTTGTCCGTATTTAATTAGTATTCCTCTAGTCTCCGTATTTAATGCTAAAGCTTCTGGCTCTAATTTTTCTATAGTAGCTAAATCTCCGTTTAATAAACCGTATAATAATTTATTTTGTTCTGGGTTTAATTCTTTACTAGCTCTTTCAGCTAATTCAGCAAATTCCATACCTATTTCATTTTTATTAGTTCTATAAGCTTGTCTTAAATTTAAGTATTCAGGTTTTAAACCATAATCACTTATTAGTTTTCTTCCAAAAATTTCACCAATATATTCATCACCTACTTTAATATTTTTAATTTTATTAACTCCACCAGCACCTATAGCAGCTCCTGTAAGTCCTGCTGCTACTTTTTGTGCATAGGTAGCATCTGGGTCATCTATTGCATTAAAACCAAATCCGTAACCAGCTACAGCTGAAAAACTTTCACCCGGATTATTAAACATAAGATTTTTTAAAGGAGTGCCTACCATATCTTGATAAACTTTTAATACTGGATTTTTTAAAGTATATTTTTGGTCAACAGGTTTGTCTAATTCATCTGCTACATTTTTACCAAAAGCATTTTGATTAGGAACAATTACTGCCTCATCTGGTTTTATTTTATTTTTAACAAATCTTTGAGAATCTTGAAGACTTCCAAATACATTTATTTCGGTTAATTGTTTTTTTCTTCTATTAAAATCAGAAATACTTTCACCTTTTTTTCTTCCTCTTAAAAAAGGTACAGTTGTAACTTCCCATTGTTTAGGAATTATATTACCTTGTTCATCAACTGCTTTTTGTATACTATAAGTAGTTTTATTACTAGGATTAGTAGTTTTATAAATTGGATTACCTTTATTTGTTTTTCTATCAATAACAAAAATAATATCTTTAGGTTTTTCTGCAACTTCTTCTTCAAGAGTTACTTTACTTTTACGTTGTTGTCCCGGTTTTGGAGGTTGTAAATCATCTATAGTAAATCTTTTAGTAGCTGTTGTGCCTTTTTCTTTATTAGTAAATCTTACGGTAGCTATTCCTTTATCTTCATCTAAATCAATAACAGTACCTATATTTTTTCTATCATTAGCACGTACTAAAGAACCTTTAATTATTGGTTTAGCTAATTCATCTTCATCTACAATGTCATCATCAAACTTTTTAGGTTCTATTTCATCAATGCCTTGAAAAATACTACCTTTACCTCTAGCTTTTTGAATTAAATCAACAACTGCTCCACCTGCACTACCTATAACAGCACCAGCAGTACCTCCAATTGCTGCGTTTTCTAAACGTCTTTGAAATAAATTAGCATCTTCACCAACTATTAAACCTCTTTGTTCTTCTGGAGTATATCCTATAGCAGATACAGCAGCTCCACTAGCTCCTCCATAAATTGCAAGGTCTTTTAAGTTTTTAGCTTTTTTACCTTTTTGAATCCAACCTACAATAGGAAGATAACTTACTGGGTCAGCTACAATAGCAGAACCTAGAAAAGCTGCGTTAGCTTCTTTTCCATATTCAGGGTGTTCTAAAATAGCTCTAAGTTTCTCATCTTTTTCTTTAAGACTATTTGTTAAACCATCCCATCCAAAAAACTCTCCACCTTTACCAAATACTTGAGCTATACCTCTAAGAGAATCAGAAGCTCCCATACCTACGGCATATTCAATTGCTTCTTTTTTAGTTAATTTATATAAAGGATTTATAGTGTTTCTGATAGTTTCAGTTCTATCATCTATGTATGAAAAAGGTCTTGCCACGAGTTTATACTCCTAATACATTAATTGATTATTTATTCTATCCCAAAAAATTTGTTTTTTTCCTGTAATGTTTAAGTTAGGAAAAACAACTTCTAAATCCCAAATACCTAAAGGAACTATATCTGTTTCTGAATTTTCTATTTTTCTTTGGTTTAGTAAATCATATAAATCAGAGTCTTGATTTTCTAATAATTCTTGATAAGCTTTTTTACTTTGTGGGTCTTTTAATAAAGTTATAAAATCTTGTTTACCTTGTGTATCTATTTCTGAAACAGACATTGCAGGACCTGCTATAGTAGCTCCTAAATTATTATATCTAGATAACATAGTAGGTTCATCTAAACCTAATTTTTCTGCTACATCTCTATAGTCTTCTTTTATTTCATAAACACCAGTACCAACTCCAACTTCTTGAGCTATACGTTTTCCACTCGTGGGGTCTCTTTCATATTTAATTTGAATTGAATACCATTCAGGAAAAGAATCTAATTTAGCTTTTTCATCAGACCAATTAATAGCATAAGCTTTTGGATTATTAGCTAAAAATTCTCGTGCTTTTTGTCCTTGTTCAAATGTAGGTCTTCCTCCATCCGGATTACTTAAAATGTCTGCAATTGTATTATCATATTTATTATCTGTCATTTTATATAAAGAATTTATGTCAGCATCATCCATACGATTTGAATTTGTTATATTTACAGTTTTAAAAACAGTATGAATATTTTCAGGTAAATATTCTGGGGTACCGTCTGGTCTAGCAGTCGCAATAGCAGTTCTATATTCTGTTATTTTTATACCTTTTGTTTCATCTTCTCTAGTAATAGGAGTTAATTCTTTTGTAAACTGTTTTAAAGCTCCACCAGTTTTTAATTCTAATCCTTCTATAATTTTAGCAGCATCTATTCCTTGACCTGAAACAGTTTCATAAGTTTTTAATGAAGTAGCAAATTCTCCAAAATTATCAAACAGTGCAGTACCGTATAAAGCATCATCAGCTCTTTCATTTTTTATTTTTAAAGTTTCTTCATTTTCTTTAACAAAAAATCTTTTAACTTGTTTACCTGCCCACTCTGCAAGATTTCTAGGTGTATCTGCGGCATTTTTATAATAGTTATCAAAATCTTTAAAATCAGGTATATTACTTGCTGAAGCTACTACTTGTTTGTATTCGGGTGCGTTTTCTACAGCCATTCTTCTAGCTTCTTCTCTTAAAGCTTTTCTATATTGAACAGGACTTAAATATCCATAATCTGTAGCAGCTTGTGAATCTAATTGTGTAAAGTATTTATTTTCTAAAAAATCAATAACACTTGTTCCTGCTTGTACTCTAGCTGCTTCATCATTTCTAATACTTGTACTTCTATCTAATAAATTTTGATAAGCTGCTTTTTTAGGTAATTGTCTAGCATCCATTTCTTCAGCTGCATTATTTATTAATGGATTAATTAAACTAAAACCTGCATCAAATGTTAAAAGTTTTTTAGTTAGATTATTATATTTATCAGCTTGAGTTTGTTTATATTCTCTAGCTGCATCAAATTGTTTTTGAGCAAACTCAACTTGACCTTCGTAATTATAATACTTTGACATTTTAACTTCCTTGTTGTTGTAATAAACTTGTTGGTTCTTCTACCATTTCTTCTGTTTCTGGTTTTGATAACAAACTAGGCATTTCTAGTTGTTCTATTTCTTCCATAATATCTTTAGGTAAAGCACCAGCAGGTATTGTTTTACCATCTTCTATTTTTTTCTTTATAGTATTTGCAATATTTTGTGTTCTTTCTTCAAATAAAGAATCTTCATCTTCGTCAATATCATCTTCACTATCTATTCTATAATCTATACCAGCTTTTTCAGCTAAAGCCATTAATAAATACATAATAGGTTCTATTAACATTAACATTAAATCAGGATTCCATTTACCTTCTCTAAAACCTACATAGCCTATTTGAGTTGTTAAATCTAATATTGGAACTCCTTCACCTATAGCAGCCATTAAAGGCATATAGTTTTCTTCTTGCATTAATTCAACTGCAGTAAACTCTAAAGCCTTTTTAAAGTTTGTAAACTCTGGAGGTCTTTTAAAAGGTCTAGGTTCATCAGGATTATCTGTTAAAGATTCTCCCGGTATAGGTCTAGCTGCGTTTGCAAATGCATCTACTGCTTCTTGATTATATTCTTCCATTATGCATTTCCTTGTGCTATAAAGTCATCTGACTCTATTATTTGATTAATTGAAAAATTTGACATAAAGTTTTGATATTCTGCATTTTCTCTTTCTACTAAACTGTTTAAAGCGTTAGAATTTAAAATATTATCAAGATTAAAATTATTACCTTGTTGTTGTAATGAATAATTCATATTTTGATAAGATTTAGGTCTAACTAATAAATTATCTATAACATTACCAGTGTCAATAAAATTATATGTAGGTGCTTCAGTTTCATAACCAGCAGCTTTTGCAACTTTTTGTCCTGTTGCTTTATAAATACCAGCTATAGCACCTTCTTCTAATCCAGTAGTGACAGATTCTTTAATGTCAAATTCTTGAATACCTTTTTTAATTTCTCCCGGTATGCCTTTAATTGTGTCCATAAATGGTACATCTTTAGGTTTAGTTAGTAAACTTACATCTAATGGTTTTGTAAAATCAGAAACATCTGTTAAACCTTCTACAATTTCTGATGGTTTAATTTTAGGAGTAATTGCTTCTTGATAACTTTGTTCAAAAAAGTTTCTTAAATCTTCAGGAGTTGCTGTAGTAATATCAAAAGGTTTCTCAGCTTCTAATACCTTAGTTAAACTTTCTGGAGCTTTAGGAGTTGCTACATCTTTTGCAAATATAGAAGTTTTTCCTTCACTTAGTTTAAATCCTTTACCTTTTGCAAAGTTAGTAACTCTATCTAAACCATTACTAATTCCTTCTGTAACTGTAGTATAAACTTTACCAGCAAAAGTAGCAGCTTTATTTACCATGTTTAAACCATGACCTAAAGCTTTAGCACCTATTCCAGATTTACTTAAAAGAGTAGAAGACCATTCGGCTAACTTTCCGGCTTTTCCAAAAAAACTTCCTAAAGCTCCACTAAAAGTGGGCATAAGAAGCATCATTCCTATTTGTCCAAAAACTCCAAGTTTTCCAAAAGCTTTGCCTACTTTTTTAAATACTTTTTTTACACCTTTTACAAGTTGTTTAGCTTTTTTTCTTAACCATCCCATTATTATTTTCTCCTTTCTTATCCAAATATTCTATCTATAGTAGATGAAGCATTATTAAAATTAGTTGACCAGTGTTTAGCAGCATCGCCTTCAGAACTAGCAGCAGCTACCATAGCTTGTAGTTTTCTAGTAGCAGCATTTTCACCAGCAGTAAAATCTTTTGTTGCTTGGTCAGCTAACTCATTCCAAATAAATGATAAAGCTGATGAAGTTAATCCAAAAGCATTTTGTACATTTTGAGAATTAATTGCGTTCTCAGTAGCTGTATCAATTCTATTAGCATCTCTTCTCCAACTAATATTTGAATTAATTATAGCTTGTTGGTTAGCAGCATTCCATTGACTTCTATTAAAATCTAATTGTGCATTAAATTTATTAACATCATTTAATATCATAGCATTAGCTTTATTAACATCTGCAACTCTATCAGCATCTCTGGCAGCAGCAGCATTCTTTGATTGAGCATTAAAAGTTTGTGCAGTATTCATTTGACCAATATTAAATTGTTCCATTTGTTGAGCTAAACTAGCCATAAACTGATTAGTTTGATTTTCACTTTGAGCATTAATTTGTCTTGCTACATTTTCAGCAGACTGATTATTTAATAATCTTTGCTGCTCTTGTTGTGCTTTTAATATATTTGTTTGTTGCTGATTAGATAAATTAGCCATGTCCATCTTTAAAAAGCTTTGAGCATTTGTTATAGCTAACTTAGTTCTTTGGTCAGCAGTAGCTAAATCTAACGAAGCCATAGCTGTAGCATTTTGCATAATTGCTTGTTGTTCAGCATTAAAGTTTGAAAGAGTAACAGTCTGCATAAACTTACTATCAGCCATTACTCTTTGTTGGTCAGCATTAAAGTTTGCCATGTCCATATTAGCAACTGTAGAAGCATTCTGTATAGCTCTTGCTTGGTCAACATTAAGTTGGGCTATACCCATAGACTCTGCAATCTTTCCTTGAAGTAATCTAGTTTGCAAATCTTTATTCATGTTTGCAAGTTCTGTCTGTTGAGCAGCACTAAGATTTTCTGAACTAGCTTGATTAAGAGCTGATAAATTAGCAAATCTCATCTGCATTTCAGCACTAAGATTAGCTTTTTCCATGTCTTGTTTAAATGCAGCGTTTTTAGCTAAGAAGTCTGCTGCAGTTTGCATCTCTAATATACGTCTTTGATTTTCTGCAGATTGATTAGCTCCTTCAACTTGTGCTTCTATTTGAAGCTCTGCCATATTTACTTGTTGCTCATTAGCAAGATTCTGCATGTTCGTTTGTTGTTCATTTTGAACATTAACTACAGCAGCTTGTTGTTGATTTTGCAAGTTTTGCATTCTCATTTGCTGTTGTTGTTGAGCAGTTGTCATTACAGCATCTTGTCTAAATTGACTTTGCATTACTCCCATCTGTTGAGCAAATTGTGCAGTCTGACTTTCAGCAGTTTGTCTATTAGCAAGATTAGACATACGTCTTTGCATATCTTGACGAGATTGTTCTATATTTGCTTGTTGTTCGTTACTTAAGTTTTGAGCTGCTCTAGCTTGTAAAGCTGTAGCATTACTTTGTGCAATTGGTAAAGCACTTTGAATAATAGAGTTAAATAAAGCATCTCTACCAACTGTAGAAGCTGACATGCCTCTTTGAGCTAACATAGCATTAACTTTATCTACAGCAGGTTTAGCCCACATAGGAACTTCACCGTCTTCCATACCACCTAATAAACTTTCAATTTGTGAAGATACTAGAGCTTCTTGTGGTAATGCAGCAACAGCAGCTTGAACTTCTACAGGTTCTGCATCTATTTGAGCTTCAACTGTTGCGGGGTCTTCTACAATAGCAGCAGATATTTCAGGAGGTAAATCTCCAGTCTGTGCAATCATATTAGCAGCAGCACCTTTTGCTGCAGTTCCTTTTACTGCTCTTTGTTTAGCAGCTTCATAACCTACTTGACCTATAATTTGTGCAGCTTCTCCGCTAGTAGCTTCTCCTGTAATAGCTTCTCTAGTTTGTACTTCAGCATCTGGAGTTTCTGATACTTGAACATTAACTGCTGTAACTTCTGGAACAAAAGCACCAGACGATAAAACACCAGTTATATCTTCAGCTTTTGCAGCGTTAGCAACTTTTTCTGATATTTCAGCAGCTACTGCAGGTCCTGATAATTCTCTAATTTCTTCAAGCTTGGCAATAGAATCTGGAGATAACTCTCCTATTGCAGCTTGTACTTCAGGATTTTCTGTAATTTTTGCAGCAGTAACTAAAGCAGTTTCTATTTCTTCTGGAGTTTTACCAGTTTTTGCTTGTATAGTAGTTACCACTTCGCTTGGTGCAGCAGCTACAGGTTCTGCTTCTAATGCAGTACCGGGTTCTATTTGAACTGCTTCAGCTTCCATACTAGCCATTCTAGCTTCGTATTGTTCCTGAGTTTCATCAGGTCTACGTTCCATAATTTTAACAGCTTCTGCAGACGGTACCATTCCCTCTGGTATTTCTCCAGCAGCTATTTGTTCTGCAGTTCTACCAGCTTGAACACCTCTTTTACGTCTTTCTTCTTCTATTTGTTTTGGTGTTCCTGTTATAGGTGCTTCAGTAGTTGTTGTAGTTGTATCACCTGTAGTTGTGCCACCACCTGTAGTTGTACCACCACCTGTAGTTGTACCACCACCTGTAGTTGTACCACCACCCGGAGTCCATGTTCTTGAATTAGGGTCATACTTCCAACCATCAGCTATTGCATCTTGAGGAGTATTATATCCTGCATTACTCCACCATGTTTCACGAGTTTCAGTTTTAGCTCCAGTAGTTTTAGCTTCAGCAGCTTGTTTAGTTTGAGGTCTTACATCACCTTCTCTACCAATAAACATTTGGTCAGAGCCTTTACCTGTTGTTGGTTTTTTACGTGTAACAGTTTGAATAGGTTTTTTAGCTTGAGTTGTTTTCGCTTTAGGCAAAGGCTTAGTAGGTCTTTTAGCTATTTGTTCGTTAGTTAAATCTTGATTAGAAGATAAACTTTTTCCAGATAATTCTTCGTTAGTAGGTAAAACTTTATTTGAACCTCCTACGTTTCCAAATACATCTAAAGAAGCTTCATTATTAATAGCTTTAGATGAACTGGGTCCTTTATTAGTCGTTTGAGTTTTTGGTTGTGGAGATTTTTTAGCTAATTGTTCATTAGTAAGTCTTCCACCAATAGGTTTAGCTTGAGAAGAGCTTACATTTCCAAATACATCTTTTGACTCAATAGGGTCATTTTTTCTTTTAGGACCTCCTCTTTGATAACCTACTCTACCACCTTTAGACATATCTACTCTACCACCGGTATAATATTTTTTCTTATATGTTTTTTTCTTTTTACTCATTTATAATACCTACATGTATATTTTACTTGACTTCAAAGAGTTTGTCAAGCTTTTCACCTAATTTATCTATCCTAGTTATAAGGACATCAAAGTCAGCTTTTAATTCTGTTTTTGTTACATACTCTTTTGCCATCTCTTCACGAGTCTTGTTTAAGAGTATATCAAGCCTTTTAGTTTCTTCAGAGTTTTGTCTGATACTATAAAGGATTGGTGCTAACACCAAAGTTATAAATATATTCCAAAATAAATAAGGTGTTAGTTCCATAGTCTTTATCCGATTGTTTTAGTAACAGATGTTGGATTGATTTTAGCTTCTATCTGAGCATCTAGACCAGCTTTTAAAGCTGTAATAGCTTCTTCACCCATAGCAGCTTCTACCCAGCCTTGAACGTCAGAGCTTGTTAAGTCTGCAAAGCTTGTGAAGTCTGTTATATCTGCTGTATCTACAGATTGAGTTCCGTAGCTAGAAGCAGTCCAGTTGTTGCCATCAGCATCCTGATTAGCATCATCTTCTGCTGTTAGTCTCCAGTGTACTGAATAAACCACATCAGTATTACCATCTAATGTTGGGTAAGTATCAACTGTTGACACGTTCCAAGTATATCCTATTGCCATTTTATTCTCCTTTTAATAAGTTAATTTCAGATTGTAAGGCTTCAATCTGTGTTTGTTGTTCTTTCATTCCTTTTACAAGGTGGACTACCAATTTACTGTAATCCATTTGATACATTTTTTCTTCTGAACCTGTTACAGCATTTGGTACTATCTCTTTTACTTCTTGAGCTATTAAGCCTTCGTCTGCTTGTCCTGATTCTTTCCAGTTATAGGCTACAGGGTTTAGTTCGTTGATTACTTCTAAACCTCTTGCAGAGCCTGTAACGTTTTTTAATCTTGCATCTGATGATGTGTTGTAGGCTGTTGCTGATGATGTAACTGATATGCTTCCAACCAAAGTAGTATTACGATAAAATCTCATACAAGCACCATCATCAGTAGTTCTACTTGCTGTAATACAAGCATTTGATGATGCTTGTGCTTGAATACCTTGACCATTACCAGTTGCATAATTTGAAGCAGTACCCACCAACAAGTTGCCTGAAGAATCAATACGCATTCTTTCTGAGCCATTAACATTGAAAGCCATATTGTTAGAACCAATACCATAAACACCATTAGTAAAAGAACCACTACCACCAAAGAAATAACCACTTGTAGAGTCAGTAAAATAGTTACCAGCAGCTATGTAAGCATTACCTGATACATGAAGTTTTTGAGCAGGACTACTCGTTCCAATTCCAACGTTGCCCCCACCATCATTTATTACTACTTTACCTGCTGTATCTGCTGACCTTATGTACCAATCACCAGTTGAGCCAAAGTGTATATGTGAACTTTCATTTCCTTTGTTTGAGTGTGGCGTAAATCTTGCAGTACCCTCAGTTTGGTCTTTGCCTTCTATATGTAAAGGTGCTACTGGACTACTCGTGCCAATTCCAACATTGCCTGATGAGTCAATACGCATTCTTTCAGCGTTATTTGTTCCAAACAAAACAGGTAAATTTTCATAATTCCAAACATAACCATTTGTTGTTCCATCTATACCTACAAATAAACCATCACTTGTTGTAGTTCCTGTTGTAGAATTTTGATATCTAATAGCAGCAGATGAGGTACCTGTACTTCTAACTCTCATAGTCATATCGTCTGTATCAACTACATCTAATTTACTTCCATCAATGGGCGAGATTGTATTAATGCCAATATCGCCATTACCATCAATACGCATCCTGTCAGTATTATTAGTTCTGAACGATAAGTCTTGACTGTCTGATGTACCAATAATTGCAAAATTACCTTTTGAATATAAAACATTTGCACCACTATCGCCCCAAAAATCCCAAGACTGACTAGCAGTTCTACCAAAAGTAACTCCATTACCCTGAGATACATTTCCATGTATAACTTCTAACTTGGCTGCAGGACTAGTCGTTGAAATTCCAACATTGCCTGTAGCACCATCAATACGCATTCTTTCTGTATTTGCTATTTCAAAAACATGAGGTTTTGAAGAAAGGGAATTATAAGTAACCTGTCCTGATTGTGCTGTTATTTCAAATCCATTTGCACCAGTATGCTCTAATCTTAAAGTTGCATCAGCACTTGTTCTTTGTATTTCTAATCCTGAACCACTACCAAATGAAGGTGTAGTCGTACCAATTCCAACATTGCCATCTGATTTAATGAACATAGCTTCATCAGATGATGTTGTTCCTGTAACACGGAAAGATATTCCAGCTTGTGAGCCTGTATCAGGTGCAGATATGACACCTTTACCACTATCTCTACCATTAGCATCATCAGCTCCTAAAACAATACCTCTTGATGCAACACCAGATACTGTAAGAGTGGTTGGATTATTACTTCCACCATCAACATCTAAAGTTGTAGCGGGACTAGTCGTTCCAATTCCAACATTGTGGTTTGTATCTATACAAAGACCACTACCTTGATTACCATCAGTATTAATAAAAAATATTTGTGGGTTTGCATCTGCACCAACTACAAATGAATTTTGTGGATTTGTAAATTTAATTTGTGCAGACTGTCCAGCAGTTTCTTCTTGTAAATGTAGCTCAGTTCCACCTGCTGATGAGATATGTAAATTAGCATCAGGGCTAGTCGTTCCAATTCCAAGCGATTCAGCACTTGCATCCCAGTATAGAGCTTGGCTAGTTCCTGTATCTTCGTAGAAGGAGATGTCTCCACTTGCTGCTACTTTTAAAGAATTAGTAGGTTCACCTGAACCAACATTTTGAGAGGTTTTAAATAGTAAATCAAAATCTCTTAAAGTTGTAGTAGTAGCAGAAGTTTCAATTGCTGCTTTTATTCCTGCACCATTTCCTGCTGGTGCTGAACCATACCAATCTATTCTACCTATTGAATCACCAGCCGAACCAGCAGTAGCTAATCCTTTTAATTGTAAAGTAGAGTTTGTAGAATCTGATAATGTAGCATCACCATCAACAGTCAAACCATCCATTGTGGCTGTTCCTGTTACGTCTATGCCTGTTGAGGTTGTGGCTAGTTTAACTGAGTTGTCGTGATAAAGTTGAACTAGACTTCCAGCATTAGCAAGAATCATTGTTTCTGTGCCGTCAGAATTTTTAAGCCTAAAGTCTCCTGCTTGTAAAACTAAATTGCCTGTACCTACATCGGAAATAATAGAAGCAGCACCTGAGTGATAAATTTCTAAGTCTGAACCTGCTCCAAAGACTGCTTTGTCGTTATCAGCAAATAATATGTCATTACCATTAGATGCTAAATCACCACCAAGTTGTGGAGTTGTATCTTCAACAACTTCATTAGTTGCAGCAACTGTAGTATCTACATAAGCTTTAATAGACTCTGAAGATGCTAATGTACTAGCTGTTGCAGTTGCAAAAGTATCATCGTCAAGGAAAGCTGTACCTGAAACACCTGTATTGATTACAGGGCTTGTAAGTGTTTTGTTTGTTAAAGTCTGTGTGCCAGTAAGTGTAGCGACTGTAGAATCTATTGCAACTGTTAAAGTGTTAGTAGCTCCACTAGTATCAATACCAGTCCCACCAGCGATTGTAAGGCTTTCAGAGTCGAGGTCAATACTTAAAGCACCTCCGGTATCGCCTTGAAAATCTAAGTCCTGTGCAGTGACTTGTGCGTCTACATAAGCTTTTACAGATTGTTGAGTTGGTAACAATGTAGCACTATCAGATACCATATTATCTTCATCAGCAAATCCTGCAATAGTTATTGTACCATCTGATAAATCTGTAAAAGTAACAGCACCTGCACTAGTACCACCAATAGTAACACCATCAATAGTTCCACCATTAATATCTGTTGTAGTTAGTACAGAACTTGCAAGTGTTACAACACCTGTAGTATCTGCTATAGAACCTGCAGAAGTACCGTCTTTAGCTTTTAAATTTGTAACTTCAAGATTTGTAGAATCTACTGTAGTAGCATTTACGTTAGTAATGTTACCAGTTGTTGAAGTTAATGTAGTAATAGTTGTTGCAGCTATTGTACCGCCTTCAACTTTATCACCAGAGATTTGGTCATCTGCTAAAGTTAAAGTACCTGATGAAACGTCTAAAGTTTTACCAGCTCCTACAGTTATATCTGAAGTAGCTATGGTAGCACCATCAATTGTACCACCGTTAATGTCTGCTGTATCAGCTACAAGGCTATCTATGTTAGCTGTACCGTCAATATAAAGGTCTTGCCATTCTTTTGTAGCACTTCCTAAGTCATATGTACCATCAGTGTTAGGAATAATATCTGAATCAATTTCAGCAGCTAAGTTAATACTATCAGTATCTGCATCGCCAAAAGTAAGATTACCTGAGATAGTAGCACTACCTGTAACGGTTAAATCACCACCGATACTAACATTACCGGTAGTAGTAACAGTATCTGTATATGTATCTTTAAATCTTAAACTTGTTGTACCTAAATTAATGTCGCTATCTGTGACAGGAATAATAGCTCCATCTGCAATATATAATTGTTGTACAGGTGCTGAAGATACTTCAACATAAAATTCTATATAGTTATTTGTAGTGTCTATTAATACTTTATTATTTGGAGATGTCTCACCTGCATCACCAATCAGACCTATTACTGGTCCTTCTGCTGTTGTACCATCGTGTTTATGACCTGATGTATTACTAAATGCATTAACTAACTGATTATATTCGTTGTTAAATAATGCAGCAGTAATGGTATCGCCATCTACGAATGTACTTTGTCTTATATAACCTGCCATTGTTTTTATCTCCTACCTGAAGGTATGTAATCTACATATAAACCATTAATTCTGTATGGTGCTTTACTATCGTTTGAAATCACCGTAAAGTTGTTTGAAGTACCACTTCCTTGTAGTGGTGTTCTCAACATAGGTGATGCTGATGCACCAAATATATTTGTTCCAAATACAGCACTACCAAATATTGATGAAGGATTTACTGTACCTAGTGAATAATTACTAGATACTTGTGGTACGTCTCCACTGTTATAATCAAACTTAACTTGAACTTCTGGAGTAACTAATCCTTCTGCTGCTATTGAAACCTTTAAATAGTGTAACGTTTTTAAAGTTCCTAAATCACCATAATCATAATCTGGTGTAGCATATCTTGCTAATATAGCACTGCCATCAAAATCATCACCTGAATCATGTATAAACACATAACCTGAATTATTCCCGTGATAATATTTTTCCACACCATTTGTATCAAATCCTGAACCTATTTCTGTTACTTCTAATCCTTTTGTTTCTGACCACTCAAAACCGTTTGGTCTTAGTGTTCCTATAATTCCTTTTTGTCCTGTAGCTACAGCATTTACATTAGTATAAAATAATCTGTACTGTGATTTTTCTCTCAATACTATACTTGTTATTTGAAAGTTATCAATGTTTGTTGCTACTTCTCTAAGTATAGGCTGTATAGCTTTACTAACTGTTCCTAACTCTACGTCACCAATTCTTGCTGTACCAGCGACTGTTCTTATTCCATCTGGTGCTAAAAATACTAAGTCACCACCAATCTCTTGAATACTATAACCACTTAAACATCCTACATTTTCTGCTACTGGTACTACTGCTATAGTTTGTGAATCATTAATGTTTATAAGTTTATGAATACTATTTTCACAAAATATAAATAAATCTGTACGGAATCCTCTAATACCAACTATCTTATCTGAGATAGTAATAGCACCTGCTCCAGTTCCTGTAAAATCTTCTGGTGCATTGTTAGCACTATAATATACAGTAGAATCATTATCATTTACTCCAGCAGCTAATAAGTGATGGTCATGTACTGTAATATATTTTACACTATTAGTTCCATCTACAGTAATAAGCTTACTAAAAAAAGTTCTAGTGTTTAATGCACCAGTACCTTCCATTCTAAATGCAAAAGGTTTATTTGCACCATCTGCTATAATTACTTCACCATAATCATAACTGTTTTCAAATATTGCAAAACTACATTGTCCTTGTCCAGTTCTTGCACTTAAAGCTTTACCTGTAAAAGTTGCATAACTGTCACCACCACCTGCAGATATTCTATTTATTTGTAACCATGTAATACCATCTTGACTAAAAAAAATACCTGTACTAGCACAAACTATTACACCATCAGCATAAGGTAATACACCTAAAATTCTATCAGCACTTCCAGTTGGTTGAGTTGCACTACCTTCACCAAACTTAGTAAATCCACTAATTCTTCTATAACCACCTTCTATAGAAACTTCAAAGTTTTCTAACTCTGTAGCTACACCGGGTCTTCGTAGCAAATCAATTTGATTAGAAGCAGTAACTAAACCGCCTTCACATGCTACTGTAAAAGGTTGTGAACGTGCCATAATTTAAAAGTATCTTCTATCGTCTGTCATGTACTTAGGCGTTGGATTCATAAGATTAGATTTCATATGTTTCATTCCTTTTCTATAATCATCCAATGCAAAAGCAGCCTGTTGTGGACTTTCTTTAAACTGCCAGACATAATATCTCATTCTAGCTGTTACAATATTACTGTATTGCTCTGGTAAAACCATTGTATCATCGTAAGCTGATAAAGCAGTTGGTCTTACGAAAGCATAAAAGTGTACATTGTAAACTTTATCAGGAATTGGACTTAATCCAAACTTCCTGTTATCTGGAGACTTAATTACAAATTTAGGTTCTCCATGATTTTGAGCATTAGCGTCATCTTCGTTTTCGCTATCTCTGTAGTATCTTTTCCAATCATCAAGAGTTAAAAATCTTAACCCTTTAGAAACGTAAGGAGCTGTTTCTCCACTTACGTTAATTGTAGTTACATAAAAATCATCCCAATCTATTGAAGCATAATCAGTAGTGATACTAGAACTACCAGCTTTCAAAGTATACCATCTTTGTCCTGCGACACTTTCTACAGTTACGTTACCATAAAAAGGGTCAGTAGCTCCACTAACTCCAGCAGAAAAGAAAGGTAATTGAGGTTCTTCGTTAGCTATATCAAATATAGATTTATTAACAGTATCTTTTACAAACTTTTGTAAACCTATAGCGTCTGCAAAGTTTGCAGAAGTCAACGGAATCTCATTGAGTTCTCTTAATACTTCGTTAGTTAAATCTAGATATGTAGTAGCCATTATTTTTTATGTACCTTTTGAATTTTAAAATTAGCAGACTTACTCGCACCTTTGTGAGGTTTGTAACCACCTGCAGGGTCTTTCATTAATTTATAAGAGTTACCAGACTTCATCCAGTGATAACCTTTAGGTGCTGGAACTTTCATAATTAATTAGCTTTAGCTTTTGGTGTTCCTTTATATACTGGCTGACATCCGTCCATTTTTACATCTCCACCACGTACATAGTTTTTTCTTGTTTTAAATTTAGGATTATTACCACCCATAGCAGCTTCATTACCACTCATAACTTTTTTACCGTCTTTATACATTTTTCTTTTTTTCATTCTTTATCTCCCTGTAAAAGTGGAGGGTCAATTAAGACCCCCCGTATTGATTATTAGTCAATTGTGTAGATAGCTTTAACCATAGCTTCATCTCTAAGTACTTTCGCACCATAGACATGTAAACCTCTAACAATATCGCCAAAAGAACTAGGGTCTCTAATTACTTCTGTTGATAGAATTGTGTTAGCTGTTGCTGTGGATGACATATGTCCGCCTAAACATTGACCTGTAGCAGTTGAAACTGAAGGTACGTTGTTAGACTTATACATATCAAAGCCTCTTAATTTTCCACTTGAAACTAAACCATTTCTGATTGAGCCTTGACCAGCGTTGTAATCTACTGATAACAATTTAGAAGCACTTTGAGATAGTTCTTCATAGAAATCAGGGGATGCAACGAACCATCTGTTTTCTTCTGGGACTGATTGGTCGTCAAGAAGTCTAGCCATTCTAGCCATTAAGTCTAGAGGGTCAACTTCAGAAGCGACACCTAAGTCTACAGAAGCAGTTGTTTCAGCTACACCGCCAGTACCAGCAGCAGCATCAGCACCAATGA